CAGTTGCTATTGCCCTAGCTAAGTACTGTGCCATGGTACCCTGCTTGCGATCTACTCTTAGGAATTCTGCAATCCCTCCTAAGAAGCACTTTGTGTCTTGTAGGCGCGCCCCTGTATCAAGTAAGTTACGATTAATCCTCATAACATTCCTGATTGTTTTAACACCCATCAAAACATCATCACCATTGTGTAATGTAGATACTAATAACCCTTTGGCTGCTATATTTGTATATACATAATTCAATGCTGTGTTCATGAAAGTAGTTAACCTCCAACCCGATAACAACGTTCCTCGCATCTTATACCCTTGTCTGTCTGATGAGGTGGCTATTTCCATGTGCTGAAGTGAATCCCTAGTCCACTTGGCAGCTAAGATCTGCTCTTGGGTCAACACTGGATGATAGACACTAAGGTACGCATCTATAACTGCCTGCATCGATCCAACCGAATGTTGCGAATTAAAATCACTATAGTCTAAACAGTAAGGTACAGATCCATTAAGACAGTTAGTGACTGAATTTTTAACATTCGTCTCTGCTGCCCTTTCACCTATAGGGCAGTTGTTAGGCATACAACGTTCAGCTGCTACGAAGGCAAAACTACTAAGTATAAAGTTAGTGATATCTACCCCGTATATAGCACGCATCTTGCCCCATTCGTACTTGGTAGACGGCCATGCAACCATATTTCTCGGCCTATTATAGTAATACTCGAAATCTCGGTGTGGTGCGATGCTAGCCATATACAACTTGCTTCGCAATTCTCGAGGTTTTGGCAACCCCTTCATATCTTCTGGGTATTGTGAGTGGTATGCACCGTTAGGTGACCACTCCCATCTACGTTGCCAAAACTTATCCCACTCCATACCTTCTGGCTTATTCCCTTTACTACTTGCTAGCGCGAACATATTTCTCGCTTCCGAGTAAACCTGTTCATATGAATGGTTAGTAACCTTCATTTCAGTAGTGCGATTTAGTTCTTCTTGCTGCCAATCTACATTACCGATACCACGATTAACTAACACGTCGATTTCAAAACATTGTGTCAAATTAACATCGACTATGTTTTGTAGCGATTTAAGTTTAAGAGATAGCTGCTTTGCTTCTGTCTGCCACTGTGCTAATGTACAACTCATATTCATTAAAGCACTAGTTTTGACCAGCTGATAAAGCTGCTCATCCATAACAAGTAACCATATGAATATGCCTACAAACGCACTCTCATGCATATCCTTATCCAAACTAGCGTGCAACAACGGTGCCATAGCTGTAACCCGTTGTTTAACTTTACTTTTACCATAACGCCTAGTTAACTTATTGAGCTCTACCACCGACACATGCCTCAAATGTGCAGCTGAAATTCTTGTAAAAGGCAAATCTCTCCTCCCTTCCAAGATATCTTCAATAATCTTCCAAGCCCCAGTCACCTCCAATTGCATTTCACATGCCTGTTCAGGTGATTTGATACCATCTAGGACACTCCCAAATGCCGACTGCAGTATAGCATCTTGCTCTTGGGTCCCACACACACATAAGTCATAACCATATTGTATGCGGGCTACACCAACCCGTGCCAACCCACCAATAGTCGTTATGTTGTATGCCCTATCGATATATAGTCCTGTCATATTTAGTTTTTTGTAATAAATCGGTTTAACTACAACAGTATGTCCAGCATAGTTAATTTGTACCCCATCTGGCCGAGTCTCAGCAACGTAACCTTGAACTATATCAAATAAATAGCTCTGAGCATCATATTTTCTTTTCAATAACATCTTATTATTGCTAAATGTAACATAAGCGTATATATTTTCTTGAGTGTTAAGCTTCTCTATTCGTCTGCTACATCGTTTAGCTCTGCTTGAACACCCGATAACCCCGCATCGGAGATAGGATCTACCAGAGTAACTCCTATAACCGCGGGGTGCACCTGAAAATCCTGGTCCACGACATTATATTTGGCTAGCACTGAAGCTATATAATTGAGATCGCTCTCAAATTGTTTGCCTACAAACGACACAGGTTGTCTGCTCATCTGCGTTGTTGTGGCATCATATGCTTTCATATCTGGTAATGCTTTGAGCCTCAATTTTGTAGTGAACCATCCCATTCTCTTGACTGTCCCAGTAGCCATCCGTAGTAGTGGATTCTCAGCTGGGGTATGTTGTCTGTCCTTTGTACCAAACCATCTGTATCCATCATATAAGTCTGCTTCTAGGTCAAACACTGGCGGATATGCTATTTGGACATTATTTGGTGCCCAAATTGTTCTTTCGTCCTTGTACTGCTTGTCTGATCCCAAAGTGTACCCAAGATCATATCCGTGGTACCTCGCGACCAACCCCACAGCCCACGTGTTATACCAATCTGATTTAATTATAACACGACTGATACCATGTTGTGCACTTGGGTTTGTGATTTTGAACTGTTGTTGTAATGGGGTATTATCAACTAGACTACCAGCAGTATTAATCATCGCAACAATTCCTGTTGGTGGAGCAGGTTGTGACAGATGGTAGATACTATGGTCAGTGAATGCATGTATAGTCCATCCCCAGAATGCTGCTTGTGCCATCGTGAGTGTAGTAGTGTTATACTTAACCACACGATCAGTGAACATGTCTAGCGCATCTGTAGCCAGTTCAATACCACATCCCGGGAAGATATATGCAGGGACACTTTTCCCTGTTATAGCTGATATCAAAGCCGGCACCCATGTGTGTCTCTCTCTGGCTACCACAGTTGGTTGGTGGATTGCTAGCAATTGATCTTGCCCGCTACTAACATTAACATAACGCAAGTATTCACCCCAATGCCATAGGGCGTTAGTAATTACACCTGTTGTAATGAGATATTCCCAGCTACCACTCACATCTGTCCATAAGGACATTGCATCAGCAGTCAGTTTGCATGGTTCACCCATCAGCATGTGTATCATAATCGCTCTAAATGCACCGAATTCGGGTAGACAGATGCGCCACTTCATGTCAATCCATGAGTGAGCTTCAACTGTATCAGCATCAGGCTGAGAGCTTAAGTGATTGGCCAATCTCATAGCTACTAACAAATCATCATAACAACGATGATTGTTAACTACTTTCTTAAGCATCGACTTAACAACCTGAGGACTTATTTTCTTTTTATCAAACTCTGCTGCTACATAGTAATCAGTGAGGTTACCAGCTGGTCCATAGAAGTGTAGATCTTTCAGATCTATGTCCAGCACTTCTTGATCACTTAGAAAGGGTGTACATCTCGTGTTCCCTTGCAAAAGATATAACAATACAGCTATTTCGTTAGTAGTCATACCATCAAGTCTCATCCTATATTTATGGCTCGCATACTTATCCAGATCTGCAATCCCTCCAATGTTCATAAACGGTTGTCCATGATAAAAAGCACTACTATAATAGACTATGTAATCACGAGGGTCCATAGCATAGAATTTCTTTTCTACAAATCCAAACTCTGTTCCCCTGATGTCACTAATAACAGTATGTCCATCATTGTAATCATCTATTTCGTAGTAAGGTATACTGATATTGTAATCAGTATGGCTGTTAGAGAAATGACTCAGGATTAGACTCATACCAGGCAATAACATTCCTTTGCCTCTATGATAACCTATCTTAAGTTCATCCAACACCAGCTCAGTTAACTTAGCTCCCAATTTTCTTTCATCATTCATTCCTTCCAATGCAACTGCATTGTCGAACATTTGTTTAGTAATTTTGTAATTTTCATATTTTTTTGTGTTTTTCTCAGTGTTGATAAGAGTATAATAAAAAGTAATGATTGCAAAAAGCAGAGCAGTATAGTTTTCGTACCTATCTGCCCTTAAGAAAGAATTGACTATCTGGTTAGATCTGACCATTCTTGCGTCATCTGCCACTACCATTTGTTTGACTACATTGGACAGTTCATTCTCGTTGATTTGTCCGTCTGCCAACAACATAGCGACATTAATACCTGAGGGTGAATGAATTCTCGTAGAAGGCAATATATCATGCTCCCTACCATAAATCGTACCAGTTAAAGCAAGATTTGTAAGTTTCCTATTCTTCATTCTGTGTACCCTATCCTCTTCATAGTCATTGATAGTAGCCGCTCGTGTGAACAACAACTTACCATTAACTATACTGTCAGGTAGGGCTAAGTTCTCAATGGAATCAAACAAGTACGGTGCCAACGCTTGGATATATTTCGCTTGTTCCATGG